AAGGTGTTTGTTTCTTAATAATTTTACCAGTAGGAGTATATATTTTCTTTCCAGTTACTGGATCAATAGAAACTTTCATCTTCTCATAAGTAGCACCAGTTTTTGTATAGACCTTTTCTCCAGTAATACGATCTATTGGGCCTCCATCTTTAGCATGTCTAGGTGTTCGCTCATCAACTCTTAATTCAGATGATGCTTTTGATATTAGAGTTGAGGCACCACCACGTTTTCCATTCTGATATTCTTCACTTAAAGATGCAATCCCATTCTCTTTATAAGAACGGGCATAATCAAGATGATGTTTTTCAGAATCAATAACAACCATTGAGTGTTTAACAGCTCTTGCTATTTTGTCTAAACTGGCCCCTTTAATAGTCATATCTGTAATTAGATTTGAAACTTCACCCATTTTGGTTTGTTTAGTCTGAGCTCGAGGTTTCTTATTTCCATAATCTACATCTCGAGTTTTAGCGTTATAAATTCCTCCATCAATCGTTTTCATTCCATCATAAGGTTTATATTTTTCAATTGGATCAAAATTTTCAAGACCCTTCAAAGAATCTGATGTTCTAATTAAACCTCGATTGTTTGGAATAACGATTACAGTATCTCCATCAAAGTCGGCTCCAGAAAGTTTCTTGGCAACATTAGGATGTATACCAATAGCATCTGATGCATTTTCCATGATAGATTTTGCTGCTTTAGAAGTATTATTAACTTTTAATTGGGGAATTTCAAATGTGCCACCATGTGGATGTCTAATAAGGACAACGTTTTCGCCATTATTAAATGTTGGAGCATAAACTTCCGTTTCCTTAAGATCTGGAATTGGAAGAATAATCTTATTAGCTTGTCTAGGAAGAGCTGCTGCTTTTAAATGAACTGATGACGAATCACATTCATCCGCAAACTCTAAAAGAAGTTTTTTCTTTATGACTGGATTTGTTAGTGCCATAATTTCGTCATATTCTTCTTTTTTCTGAGACCATGCTAAATTAAGTTGTGTTTTGGCGACGGGGACTGTTTGTTTAGAAAGTATTTGAGAGGATATGGTTTTTGACCATTTTTCCCAATCACCTTCTTCATTAACAATGTTTAATGCACCTTTTTGAGCGGATACTAAGTTACCAAAACCATCGAGTTCTCTCTTGATAGTGGCGCCGAAAGGATTATCCTGATCAACTTCTTTTGTCTCTGGATTTACCTTAAGTTTTTTCATAGCATCAAGTTTATTTCCGGTATCATGTTTATTAGTATTAAATACTACATCGACACCATCTGGAATCTTATCGCTATAAACGGCCATACCTTTTAAGAAATGAGTTCCATTAACTCCAACTCGAACTTGTGCATACTTGGAATTTCCAAGATTGAGATCTTCAACTCCTCTACGAAGTTCAATAACTCCATCCCGATCTCCACCGCCTTCTTCAGCATATCGGACTTTAACTCGATCCACATTCAAATGTTGAATTGGTTTTAATCCTAAATCTGAAGTATTGTAAGTTCTTCCAAAGTCATCAGAGGTTGTTGTTATGTTTTTAAGAAGACTGATATCATCTTTTAATTCTTTCCAACTACTATCCTTAGAGCCTAATACTTTATAAATTGTAAACTGTCCTGGCATTCCTTGTTGATCTACATGTAAGCTATGAATTTTATAACCTTCTTCAGCTAATTGTGCAACGGCAGTATTTAGTTTGGTACGACTAACTCCTAAATGATTTTCTATACCCGTTCCAACATCAATATACCGATACTTATCAACATTCTCTTTAAGCATCTTAGCAGTAGTAGCTGTTATAGCCGCTCTTTCAGCAAGAACTGGATTTAGGAAATTGCGAATTTGAGATTCATTACGTCCCATCCTACGACCAATTTCACTTTGAGAATATCCTTTATCTTTAAGAGCAACTGCAATATTTCGATCAGTATTCCATTGTTCATTTTTGGCAATCGAGATTCGAGCTCTTAACTGTGGAGTTTTGATACCCTCATTTTTAGCAATATCGGCATCACTCATGCCTTGCCTGCGAAGTCTTTCAACATGTTCTTGCCAACCGATAGCTCTTTGATATGAATCTTCCCCAGAACCCCAAGGATATCTCCCAGAGCGTCTTGGCATGCCATAATGTCTTAATTCATCGCCCATGAAAGTTATCCCCCTATTTTTAATTGTTCAATTTTCTTGTCAAAGATAATGATCTTTTCCATAATGTTAAAAATATCATCAGGCTCTGGAGTATGAATAATAACTTCGTCTAATTGATACAATCTTAATTCGGTTTCAATTTCGGTTGGTTTAATATTATACTCTAAACAAAAGAGAGCATTGTAAACCATAAGTTGTTTAACAGATGCTGGGGTTTCTCCACTCTTCAGATCATGAATTCTTAATCGATCCTGGCGAAAGGATATAGTATCGGCTGTTCCAAAACAATTATCTGAATAGTATAGGATCTGTTCAGTCTCCATCTTAAATCCAATTGCATCATTCACATAAAGATTTAAAGTTTTATTTGTCTTTGGGAGTTTGACGCCAAGTCTAATAAGATTAGAGGCTAAATCATGAAGCTCGGTTCCTCTTTGGATTGCTTGAAACTTTGTAAATGTTGAAATTAGTTTTTCTTCATCATAATTAATCCAATGGTATTTGCTTGCACTAAGAAAGGCGTGTTGCCCTTCGAGGCGCGAATGCAAGTTGAAGTTCATTAAGAACTCCCTCCTTATTCTCTGGACAAATCATTGATGCAAAAGACATACCATCACAAAGTTCAAGATAATAATCTTGATTTGGTTGGAATGGTTCTCTTAAACTCTTTTTGCATTCTAAGACCGCCCAATTGTTTTTGTACAAGATTGTTAAATCGGGGAACCCTTGTATATAGTTTGCATCATTCTTAAGAATAATACATCCTGGAAATAATTCTTGTAACTCGTTTTTTAATTGTGATTGAAATTGGCTTTCTCTCATGTGAGCGGCCTCCCTCCAAAAATAATAGAAGAGAGAGATTTTCCTCTTCTTCTATTAGAGGCCCTGTTATTTCTGCGAGGAGCTTTAGGCTGACATAAAACGATGTTCATTAAAGTTTTTCTTATTCTTCAAAGCTTTACTTATGGCTAAATCAATAAATGAATTTGACCTTAGGTAGTAATAGAATAAATCTGTGAATGGTGTGTTCAATCTATCGATTCTACCAGCTGCTTGAATGGTTGCTTTGTAAGAATAATTCTGAGAGAAGAATATGATTGTATTAGTTTCTGTACAATTCCAACCTTCAGCGCCAGCTGCATACTGAACAATATACATCCATTCTTTAGTGTCTGGTATCTGCTCATGTTTGTGGCCATTCCATTGTGCTGTTGGAATTTTTAAATCTTCTCCTAACTTCAATAATAAATCTCGTTCATAATTAAAATTGTAAAATATGATTATGCGAGGATGCTTTTCTAAAAGTTCAGCTACCACCTTTAATCTACTTGGATCGCTATTGACTGCTTTCCGCATTACATAACAAAGTTCACCAATATCTTTTATTGGACGCTGCTCATACACATGCCATCTCTTAACTAAAATAGTATCAAATATTTCTCTGTTAAAATCAACAACTACATTCTTGTCATGAGCTATAGTTCGCTTCTTATAATGCATATGAACCATGACTGCTTCTCGAAGTTTACTCAATCTACCAGTCTCAATAAAATGATCGACTTTTGGAAATTTAGAAAAGTTGTTATATACAACATGTCGATGAATAAATTCTGTTCGATTCTTATACCATCCATTAGCAATGAAGACCGGAATATAATCTAACCATGTATCTCCAGGAGTAGCACTCAATAAAATCCAGCTATTGTTTTTTGTAATCTTAAGAAATGATTTTACCCAAACACCGTTCCCTACAACTCGCTGTTCATCAAATATGAAGAAGGCATTCTTGACACTTGCATACTTTGCAATGTTGTTCCAAGAATCAATAAATAGTCCAACTCCACCGATACTTAATTCTTTCTTAGTAGAGAGTAGAAAGTGAGCGCACTCTTTATCCCATTCTAAGCAATCACGTTTTCGAGCAGTTGTGATGATATATAGATCTTTAGGTTTTCTCATAGGCGAATACCCACTCTCGCCATTGGTCTTGATCTTACCATCACATTCGACTGTAAAGTAATATGCCAGAGCAGTTAAGGATTTACCGGAGCCGACCCCACCAACTAAGATGGAGCCGGTTCGCAGTTTTCCTATAGCATCTTTTTGATGCTCATAGAGATTAATCGCCATCAGGCTCCTCTATGATACCTTCTGTGGGAACATTATAATATTTCTTTTCAAACTCGTCTTCAGCAATCGTTACATACATCGATTTGACATACGCTTTGACACCATTCTTTTCATTCTTTGTTCCAGCATGAAGTGTCCAATTATAAGGACGAATGATAAGATCAATTTCAGAGATCTCTGCAGTATCCAGAAGACCGATGGACTCATCATCGAGAATGGTTTTACCATGACTTGTGATCATGATAATCTTTGGTGGAATATTTGTGTAGCTTATTGCTACCTGTAAATATGCTTGTGCATCTTCCTGTTCATCTCGTGGCTCTAACCATCGAACATTCCAACCATCCTGCTCAAGAGTCTTGGCTAGATCTGATTCGAGAAAGACACAGAAGTTACGTCTTCCCTCAGGATTGTATTGGCCACCTTTGCCTCTGAAATTACGGAATCCGATTCGAGCATTTTCAATTGTAATATTATTCTTTATCATTGGTGTTCTCTCCTTTAAGTAAGGGTATACTATAACCCTTCATGCAACCTGGTCCGAATGGCATATTAACATCATAGTCTTCGCACTCAAAGCATAGGATATCTTTTCCACATGGTGCAAACCATGGAGGTGGAATATCATTAAACCCTATTGGTGTTTCTTCGAGTTTTGTTTCTTCGGTGTTAGATATAAACCATTCAAAATCGCCATACTTAGAAATGTTACTCACTGCATCATCGACAAGTTCATTATAGTAACCTCGGTCAATATAGTCTTCCTTTCCTAAACCCTTGACCATTTCGGCTTCAAGCCACCGATACCCCTTTGTTCCTGTAGCCGCATAATACTTCCCATCTTTTTCTCTAAGAAGTATTCCACCACCAGCATCTTTAACAACTGGGCAGAATGAACCGGCTTTTCCTATGAAAATATAGTTATGCTGATCTGCCTCTAGGCTTTCATTCATGTCGAGATATAATGCAGATGTTACTGTTTTGGTCTCACACATATCACTGAACTCTAGTGGAGCTTTTGAGAATAGAGTCTTAAACACATATGGTTGTGCAAATTGAGCTCCTGTTGCAGTCCATTCGCCTTTATCTGTTTTGGCAATGTAAACTGCATCATTAACTAAACAGAACTTAGAATATGTATCCTCATGCTCAAACTCATAGCCATACTTTTTACCAAATTCCATAACAAACTTAATAATTTCAGGAGTAGCATTTGGAATCTTAATTGAGTCTGTTTTAATATGTGCAACTTTAAACCCCTGATCTTGAACTGCATGTTTTAGATCAATCATAAATAAGGCTCCACGTTTAGCAACAATATTATCCTTATTACGTGGATCTTTAAATTTATTCTCAAACTTTGCAGAGGTCAGTCCATAGACAGAATTGATAACAGTCTTTAATGCATCAGCTAAATCTTTGGATGTATAGGTTGATGTGCCAGCTTCAAGCTTTTCAATAAATGGAATAAGTTTTCCATTCAGAATTGATCGAACTTTATCAAACTCTTTACGCTTAATATATACTCGACCATTCTTGATTTCACTGAAGATCTTTGTATATGGTCCAAACATGTTTAATTGTTCGGTACTTGTTGGGTGCATTGATGCAACGTCAAGAACTGCAACATCAGTATACATTCCTGTCTCGGCATAGACATATCCACCTTCACCTGGTTCTTCTCCTCGATAAGTGCTCTTTCCGCCCTCAAAGGAATATCCAGGAAACATAACACTCAAGTCGGTATAGATAAATTGTGATTGTGGATTCTTTTCATCACCAAATATGATCTTTGTCGAGTGCATGTTTGTTGTATCATTAACGGTCAGCCCACTAAGTGCTGCAAGAATTTGTCTTGCTGCCCAGTCGCCAGAAAGATGATGAAATACTATTTCGGTTGCAACTACATCATTCTCGCAATACTCTGCAACCTTATTCCACAATTCTTCTGGTACTTCTTTATCCCAAGGAAGCCCGAGCTCTTGATGATGGATACCAAGCTCAATCTCAAACTTCTTAAGACCCTTCTTATTTGCTGCTGATGCAAAGTCATAAACATCGGTATAAGACAAATTATAAGCTTCTCCAAATAAAGCATTACGACTATCATTAATAATCTTTTGACTTAACTTATAGAGTTCTTCATTTGTCCATCCAATATACCTTGCATAGAGGATATGGTTATCATACCGTCGATTGTTGAAACCAATTAACTTAAATCCCAATAGTTCACCAATCTCTTTTGGTGATGGGTTAATCATTCTTACTGGTTTCTTATCGGCAGCTTTCCACACAAGAATAAAGAGATTTGGAAATACTTCAATGTCAAAGAATATAAGCTCATCACTCTTATACTCTTCGGTAGATATACTTGGTTCATCGGATGCAAAGTGCATCTTACCAACAAGTTTGATACAGTATTCCGGTTGATTAGAAGAATTATTAGCAAATGCTAAAATCTTCGGACGTAGATCGGTTACATCATACTTCATACCAGATATATATGCATCTTCAAGAATTTGCCAAATAAAATCAATACTTGGCTTTGTGCCTGCGTGAACTTCCTTATTTAAATTCTTAAGGATTAAAGTTCTTAAGGCCTTCTCATTCTTAACACCTTCAAAATTAATCATTTTCTCTCCTTTCAATGGTAGTCCGGTACTAATAGTTGCAACCGGTGAAGTGTTGCACTTTGTGAGTTTTCTCCGAAGAGATGCTTGACCAACAAATACTTTAATTTCTATACCTTCTGAGTGCACTCTACTGAGTTTGTCAACATCGCCATCATAAATATAATGCAGATGAATACCAGACCCACTCTTACTATACTCAGCATATGTTGTTGGCCATTTACTAGCTTCTTCTAAATTCTTCTCTAATGACTTCTTTCCACTCTGATCTTTTAAATCAAAGTCAATTACAATATGATTCTTTGGTGGTTGTACATAATGAATCTTATGTGTATTAATATCGGAAAGTTTTGTCTTAATCTCTGACCATTTCTTTTCTGGAGTTTCTTTTTCTGTTGCGTATTGTGCTGGACACTCTTCTAGTACTTTATCCAATAATGATTCATTACTATCAATTACTAGAGAATATGGTTTCTCTTCTTTTGGTCGATCTATAATTTGAAACTTAGATGCTAGAAATCCACCATAATAACTTCGAACCTGTTTATCATTAATTCTTATCACTTCATGAAAGCTTTTGAAATATGATTTCAGTTCTTCCCTAAACTTATGTCTAGGTAACTTAAAATCAACAAGTGCTTCATCACAATATGTTTTATACATTTCATATGCTTGTGACAGTGCTGCTCCATCTTGTTCTCTGAATGTATGATAGCATGATTCAACGAAGTTAAAGAATACATCTGTTTGATATATCATTTGTAATGGGCGATAACTACCATAATAATTCTTACCCAACCTATGATATACCTGTAAACAATGAAATGCTATTGCTCCTAATTCAAAATCGATCTGACCCATAAGAGCATGATACTTCTTACTCGGAATCTTTTCACCACTAGGCATTACATCTATCAAGCGTCGGATAATGCCAGACTTTGCATCTGTAATCTTAACTGGTTTATTAGTTCCCATAAATAAGAAAGCATTAGAACGAGCAGTATATGAGGGTTTATACTTTTCATTCATTGTCATCTCTTCATGGGAAATTATAGAGTTAAGTTTTGTATTGTCTTCAATCTTTGATAGGTCACCATCATGTTGAATAGCCACAAGTGGATTTGCTTTGAATGGTTCGGTCGAAAATGAATTGTTGTTTCCAGTTAAAGCCTTGGCCTCAAATGCTGTGTAATACCCATCAAAGAGTTTTTGCACAATATTAAGAAACGTCGACTTACCAGATCCTGCTTCACCATAAAGAACAATAAACTTCTGAATATGTTTTGCATCACCAGAAATGATTGCTCCTATAGCCCATTCTAATTTTTCTCTTTCGGATGGAATATACAAAGTTGACATCAGCTCATCATAAGCAACTATTGGTCCTTCTTCTAAAGGATATGATAATCGCCTACTAATATAATCTGTCTTCTTTGCATCTGTGTTGAGGAATGTGAGATTTGCATCAAGCTGTTTGGAGCAATCCGACATTTCTCTTAAAAAGTTACGATAGTTCTTCCACATGTTACTTGAAAATGATAACATGCTTTTAACTTCAATTTTGCCCGCCCAAGTTTTCTGACGTTCGTCCCGGTACTCTTCAAGTTCCTTATCTACTAAACGTTGTACATCATACTCGTCGGTTGACCAGATATGTTTCTCTTGATCCCATATAGCATAAAATGCTTTACCACGGATCATCAAATCCTTCGAACGGCACGCTTTGAAGTCGGGGTAGATCTCTAAACTTCCTTTTGATGTCTTTTCAACAATTTGATAGAAATCCACTTAATCCCTCCTCTTAAATTTACTACTTTTTGAATTCTGTTACGTTACACTTTTACTTGTGAAAACTTTTTATATTAATACTTATATATATATCTTTTTCTTTAAAATAGTGTAACAAACGTAACAAAAACCCGAAAACCCCTGGGAATAGGGCGTTTCAAGGTTTTTCGAAGTGTCACAAACTGTAACTCTTGTTACACTTATTTGTCACACTTTCCCAAAAACACCCATTTTTCACCAGTCTCAAAAAACACCCCTTTTAAAAAGTGTCACAAAAACGTAACAAAACCCAAATTACATCGGATAATTTTCCATAATGTATTCGCTCATTTGATACCAAATTTCTACTCGTCTTTGGTCTCTTTTGGTCTCTTTTAATGGAAATAACCCACCATTACCATTAGCTTCATAGTCCCTTGCAAGCATTCGTCCGACTTGTTCATCAAGGACTGACCACTCGTCGCGATGCTCATCAAAACACTCATTATCCCACTCAGATATTCCTAAATTATCGATTAATATCCAAAACCACTCGCTGGGTTTTTTCTCCCAACGGCTCTGTGCAGTCTCAAATTCTAACCGAAATGACAAACCGATAAGCATTTCAAGTACTGTACAATGATTATGAGGCAAAGAAGAAGACCCTGTTGGGCCCACTTCATCAATAAATAATTGTCTTAAATGTTTACCATCTTCACATCGGTTATCATCATTAGGAATCAATGAATAGAACTCAATTCCATGTAACTCGTCGAGGAGTATACTGTATTCATGAGACCTCCCGACAATAGCACAAAGGAAATCGAAGTATCTACTTTCCTCCATTTGCTTCCTTCCGTTTCTGCTGCCTCTCATATCGTTCTCTTGGCGACAGTGCAGCATCTGCCTTGATTCCAAGTACTGTCTCAGAATATGTCTTGTTAATGCCGATGATCTCATAATCAATACCAAGTGGCTCATTACGCACCCATACGGTTGTCTGCTTATCTAGTGTGGCAAGTGCATCATAACCAACCGTCGTCTCAATATCGTCAATGATCTCTTCATTCTCCTCAGTCAACACATCATCGAGCCTGTAGTAATATAGTGACACCTTGTCATGATGGTCAAACTCATCTGTGAACTCCTGATCATTAATCAAATATGGCATCGTCCGATTTACCTTAGTAAGATCCAGCATGTCTTGCTCAGTCTTACCTGCAGCATCTCTCAATTCACCATCATCTGGCTCATCGTCTTCATCTTCGTCAGAATCCTCATCAGGTTCGCCGTCCGGCTCAACCTTAGAGAGATCAATGCCCGCAAGATTATACTGACGCTTAGCTTGCTCATAAGGATTGTTGTCGAGCGATGAGCGACTTAGTACGCCTGCCGGATTGTTCGGACGTTCGGAAGTAACCTTAGTACTAGCAATTTTTTCAGCATCTTCTTTACTCATACTGCGTGGTCTCCGAGCTTCAAAAGTATCTTTAACACTTTGGATTTCCTCTTCAATTAGCTTATCGTACTTCATCTCAAGAACTCGTTTGGTGACGATCCAACCAACTCCTCCACCAGCCAAGAATGCTGCGAAGAATATAAGGATGTTTTTGTTCATAGTGAATCTCCTTTCATTGATAGCCCTCTTCATTTGTGACAAATATGCATACCGTTCGTGGCTCACCCTTCATAGGGAAAGCACAGAATTGTTTAGGGTTGTGGCGGAATAGAAAGAGATCATTGGGAGTTACCAAGTCAAATATGTTGATGATTCTTATACCACAGGGATCGTAAAACATATTAGCTTGCTCATCCCAGAAGATATAGTACATACCATCATACTCATTAATCATCATGATAACCCCCTCTTCTCATCAGTCTCCCTTATACCTAATATAATCATTAAGTTCATCAATTGTAGATATAAGTCCCTCGATCACATCTGCAGAGTCCTTAGCCATTGAAGAAATATCAACGTCCGAACCAGCATTAGGATAATCCTTATAAGCAAATTCTTTTGCTCGAAGATCTCTGCAGATTAACTCAGCTTTTACAATCAGTTCATCCGGCATAATTATGATTCCTTTCAAAAGTAAGTAAATAAATGCGGATAGTCAAATATGTCTCTGTAAAAGTTACCGGAACCGACGAAATTTAATCCGTCTCTTTCGTAAAAAGGTCATAGATCACCCCGTCAACATTGAAGTCAAGAAGGATGCTACGTTCCTTACCATTAACGAAGTCACGAACCTTTTCGCGGTCACCATCAAATATACCGAAGTCAACAAAGTTGTCATGTCCAGGACGAATTACCCAACCAACAACAGCTCCAGCTCTGCTTCTCTTAATACCAAGCGCATCATACACTTCATTCAAGAAGACATGCCCACGCACCTTAAGAAGATCGTTGAATATGTTTTGCTGAGCTTTCAAGAAGAACAGGTTATACTCAGGATCTTTACTCCATTCAGAACAGCTTTCATCAAAGAAACGAGCATACATGCTGAAGCCATTCGGATCGACAACAAGTTTCTCTTTCTTGACTTTCTTGACCTTACCGTTCTCACCGACTTCTTCTTCGATGACTGTCTCAGAGCGCAGACCATTTTTGTACATGTAGTCTTTCTCTTCGCCGAACTCTTCAACTACGCGTTTGCGATAAGCAGCGAAGCCCTTCTCAACAGCCTGATATGCCGCCATGAGAGCAACATTGCGCTGCTTCATGATACCATGACTTCCGACAATACACGCCAAGGAAATAACACCAAGGGTTACTGCCGGACCATAGAGCTTAACGAAGTCAAGACCAGTATGAGTGTAAGCGATAACGAGATCTTTCTTGTGGTCCATGTCAGAATACTCATCAAGCGATACTTCGCCCTCTTTTACCTTATCCCAGCAATGGTCAATTTTGTTTCTTGTCTCCATATGGTTATCAAGCACGGTTTCAACCTTCAGGGTCGCACGGCATGCAAGAACCGTAGAAGCAACTGCACCAGTAATACCAATTACCAGCAAGATTTCAGGGCTTTTCGCTTGGATAAGCAACCCCGTTCGTCCTGTCATTTTAGACAGAGAAGTAAGAATGTTTGAAATTTTCATAGTGTTTCTTCCTTTCAAAATATAGAAGCTTAGCTTCATTAGAACAGTTGTTATTTTAGCGACTTAGTAGCGTGTCCATCTAATTGCTTGCCCACAATTACCACAGTAGTTCTTATGGTCGGTACGCTTTAAGGTTTCCTCACATGATGGACATTGACCAATTGTTGAAAAGACTTCTTCATAATCTCTCGTTCCAGCAATCCTTCTACGCTCAATAAATACAATTTGTTGGTTATCAACCTCTGGTGGAGTACTATATATCTTAGGTACAGGCATCCCACTCACATTTAATTCTGTAACAGTTTTCTCCATCTCACATTCTTTCATAACACTCAATATGGAATCAGATATGAGTTTTAGAGCAACCGCCGCTTGAGGATTGTTATCACATGCGCCTCGTAGTGACCAATCCAAATTTTGGTGCAATTTTTTAAGAATCTTTTGCTCATCCATCATTCCAAATCCTCAACGGCCTTTGTAACAATCCAGTTCGATGCTGGAGAGTCATAATATACATTCTCTTCTGAGATACGGATATCAAGATAATATTTCAGCGGATCTTGGCCTACTGTCACATCACCAAGATGTTTGGTTAGTACCACACCAATAACATCCTGGGATATGTGCTTAACCTCATCCCGGACATCTGGCATATCAGTAATATAACTCATCGTCTACCTCCAAACACACCAATAATCCATCGGTGTTACATAAACTACATTTGTCTTACGGGCCCGCACTTTCAAATATATGATCGATGGGTTGAGAATATTAGGTTGTTTATCAACCACAAACCCAATGACATCATGTGTGCGGTGTTTAACCATGTCTCCAATTTTAGGCTCAACTAATGGGTCATTCACTCACTCTTCAACCTCCGTAACGACTACTTGCCGCTTGAGCAGCTCTACAGTATTAGCGAAAGCCTTCTGGAGAAGCTCATCAGGCAGTTTAATCTCATGCACATTCCCACGGACAGAGCCTGCCATCACACAGTCAGTCAAATACTCAAGAACGTCAAGCAGATTAATATCCTGTTTGAGATATTGTAGAGGATGATGGCGCTCCTCTGTAATATGGTAGCGGAACCAGTCACTCTGTTTGATAGTTCCACTAGTTAAGGCTGCATGATAGTCTTCCAGTTTGGTAAGTTTAGTGTAGTCATGGCATTCTCCTGCTCGATCAAGAAGATCGGCAAAATAACCAAGACCATCCTGTACCTCTCTCATATGTCGCAGCGTCGCTTGGAAAAGCTTGTCAATATCTAACTCTCCATTAACTACCCGACTATCAGATTTACTATCACGTATAATCTCGATCATTTTTGATCCTCCTATTCAACCATTTCAAATATAGAATTAGGTTATACCAAGCAATTTTAAGTTTACTCCTACTTCCAATATGAGCAATCCAAGCCCGTCCATATATATGATCCCAACCATAAGATCCACCATGACCGCCAATCTTAGAATATATCCAATCATGATCTATATGTCTTAAACGATGCTTTTGTTTGACCTTCTTTGCTCTGTTACCAGGTCTAGGCCATGAGTGATAGTGGAAAGGCATCTAATCACCACCCTTTAACCTCTTGCGGTCTAGGTAAATCAATATAATACCCATCTTTTGAATTCCAAATATGCATGGCGGATATATTATTCCATCCATAGTTGAAGTCTCGAAGATCTGTAATCCTACCAACCAAATCATAGTAATCCGCTACAGTGATAAATCCATAATCCTCAATTACACTAAGAATCTCTAAAAATACTCTTGTAGCCTCAGCTAATGTTGAGAAATGGATTTCTTGAATCATATATGTAGGAGATTCTTCTTTCTTTTTACCGCATCCTGGACAAAACTCTGGATAAATGGTTTGCCAACCAAATGTGCCACTTGGGTTATCCCATACAGCCAATGTCTTATCACATAGATAACATTTTTCCTGCTCATCCATTTTTAGAATTCTCCTTTTCTAACGCTTGAATGGCTCGTTTTAATGATCTAATAAAACCCCATCTCCACCATTTAGAATATGGCTGAATGCTATAAAGAATCAATCTTAAATTATGGATATCCTTATCTGGATGTGGGGCCCTTACCTCGTCTATGGTCTTTTGGCTATTATCTACATACCACTTAAAAATATTCATTAAAACGTCCCATACTAATCCAATGCCTGCGTCCGAGGAAGATTAATCAAATATCCGCCTCTTACACGAGCTACACTGGCGCCTCTTAGATCTGTCCACCCAAATTTGTTGTCTGTGAAGTTGCTGGTGATACCAACCAAGTCATACAAATCTGCTACGGTGGCCTGACCATAATCAGTTGTCAAGTCAAAAAGATGAGCCAATACATCCTCAGCTTCTCCACGGGTCTCAAGAATAACCTCATCAAAGTCATGTCTTGCTCGTCCAAGTTTAGAGATTTCTCTTCCAGCTGAGCGATCTCTTGAGTCTCGTACCATTCCTTGGTTGTATGATGCGGAGTAATTGGTTACCGAGCGATTGCCTTCTCGACGGATACTCGATCCACCTCGCTTGTTGCCAATACCCCCAAATAACATCATCTCAGCAAAGCCGCCCCAACCAACAATATCACAAATCATCGATTTACCAGCTGGGATAAGAACATCGTGTACCATGTAGCTACCAACACTCTTACTATCATCTTCTAAGAATGTCTCAGCCATCTTCTTACCGAAAGAACGTTTCTGCTTTTTAACACTCCCAGTAATAACCTTTTCAACCTTTGGGGTTTCCGCAGACTTTTCAATCTTCTTGGTCTTACTGTTCGATGGAAAATTGTCCCTCAATGTTTCCTTGTCTTCATAATCAGCCATTTAGGTAATCCTCCTTTCTTAGTGAGTCCTCAAATATCGGATCAACACCCAGATAAGCCATAGACCTCCGGTAAGAAAGACCATAATAAAGTCAAATAAGATACCAAGACCGCTTTGTTTTTTCATAGTGATTTTACTCCTTCATTTAAATTCTTAATTTGTTGTTCATAATTATCAATCCGAATTGTTAATTTATCCATCATTTCAAGATAATAATCGGTTAATAGACGTCTTGCTAGATTATCATCGGGCTTTTTAAGCCATACTGCGGAGTTAAAGACTATCTCAGGATCTCTGCTACAAACAAATCGTCTGTTTTTACCTTTGAATTGTCCATTTTCTCCATCGCGGCTTTCATACAATACTCCCTCATATCGTACGAAGTCCCGATTCCAGGCTGTATAGAGATATGCCTTATTTGATAGTATTAGTTTGCTTGGCATGGTGATTTTACCTTTCAAAAATAAAAGGAGAGACTTACGCCTCTACCTTTACTGTTTCCATTTTTTCTTCTTTGAGTCTTTCTTTGACTCCTTTTGTAATTCGTTCAATGCCTTCAATGCTTGACTCGAAAGATCCGACCGCTGCCGTTGCTGCTGCTGCTGCCAAACATGCGCCACCTAACTTAACACAAATCTTCATTACTGGATTTGTTACCGTCATTAGGGTGACTACACCGTTGACAACACCACCTGCTATTGCTGTTGCTCCTACTCCCGCTGCCAAACCACCTACTACCTTGACTACTCCAAAAATATTCATTTTCTTTCCTCCTATAAAATATGGTTCTATTATAGGCATTGTTTTTTAAGCGAGTTGCAAAAGAGAAAGAATAAGACACTAGATTTCTCTAATGTCTTACACTTTTCTGCTCTCTACTCAAATTACCGATTCCACTGTCGATCCGATTCCTTCTCCGACCTCAAGTGCTGCTTCCAATGCGGTGGTCTGTTGTTTGGTGTAGATTATAACTCCCGTTACAATCACGCCTACAATAATACCTCCAACAATAAATGCTGCCTTCTTGTGGTTCTTAACGAATTCAATTGGGTTCTTCATAGTGATTTCTCCTTAATTTTTAGTAGCTTTCGCTCTATTATAGTAATTGTTTTTTCTGCGAGTTTATATTGCGAACGAGACAGCCTCCTCCAATTCATCTAGATAGTTGACTGAGAGAATCGTAATTTCGAGTGATGGGTCTTGACCCTTTTCTTTAATAGCAGCCAAAACAATTTGAATCAGTGTCTCAATATTAAGATTCTTATTATAACTATTATATAGAATTTCCAGAACCTATTAAACGTCCATTTTTATGTATGAGATACCTAACAAAATATCTTTTCATTTACCTATCCTTTCTTGTGTTATCCCATAAAGCATTAACAACATCCTGCTGAGATAGCAAATCAAAAATATCATATGCCTGCATAAGTGCTACTAACTCTGTATCTGAGAAATGGAATGGATTTCCTTCTTCACATAAACTTAGAATCCCTTGTAATGCATCTCTTACTTCTTTATTTTGCATCCTCTATCACCTTGCCCAATCGGTAAGAAAATCTGGCATAATTCCAAAGAGCGCCTTTATTGGATGCCGCTTTTTCCATATCACAAGCATAATATCCAAACATGCCTCCGCATCAATTGAATAGACATCGTTACTCATATTATAGTAATTCTCGCCCAGAGCATAATCCTTCAGTTTATCAAAGGCAAATCTCAGATTAGCATACTGGAGTAATCTAATATCAATTTCCTTCATTCCTTTATCCTTTTTTGTCTCGGCATCCAAGGATATAACTGGTGGGAAAGAAAGTGTATAGACTCTTGTCTCATCCATGACGTTAAGAATTGTACATATTGCTGTCTTAGAGAGATCTATCCATCCGAACTTCATATCATCAAACTGACTTGTTACACCAAACAAATCATAGACATCTCCAAGACTGACAAATCCATAACTCTCAATCATACTCAAAAGAGTATCTAGAGTCTCTTGAGCATCTTTAAGTCGTGCAAACTTCATATCCTTAAGCTTAGTTTCAGCTTCCTTATAATTTGAATATGGATGCATGGTGATTTACTCCTCTCATCTCCAAATTTCTAAATTATAATAGTAATGTTTTAATGCAGCCAATACTATTTTATCCTCATAAAGTTCCTTTTCTAATGTCTGTATCACCGTTTGGAGTTCTACATTATCCGATTTTAAAAAATCTTCTATTGTATTAATCCGATGATCAATTTTTATAGAATATTTTGATATAACGGATTCTAGATCATTAATACTTGGCATTAGATTATTTACAGGCATGGTGATTTACTCCTTTAATTATGATTTGTATCTTGGTATAACTTCATAGTTTAACACAAGACATGGTGAATCGGTCTCATCCAGTTGAGCACTGAACCGAATTTCAATTGAGGCATGATCAATGTTCCAGCCCATCTCATCACCCAAACCAATATGTGCTAGGCCAAGCTCGTCATAAAACTCATTAAGTGTTATAAACATCTCATTCCTAAGATCACGATTAAGTTTGTATTCAGCCTTCTTAACCTTATCAATATCGGTTTTGAAATATCGTCCGGACATTGGATCATAGCACAAAGTCTCTCCTTTACCAGTAAATATAACTTCCGCATTACCTACTGGATTCTTCTTGACATGATCGCCAGAAATATCATCTCGGATCTTGAGCTCTTTATTAGAGCCTATCGTCTCAATTACCTTAGCTTGGTACTCCTTCAAAGCAATCTCAGTAAGAGAATATAAGCTAGCTATTGCAGCAGTCCGACGACTATGAATGCTATGAGCACCAATAATGCAAGCGATAGTAATTGTACCGCTAATTGCCGCCGGAATATAGCACTTCCAAGTGATCTTGACCGTCTCTTTTTTGGTAAGGAGGTTTGTCCGATCCTTCCATGTGTAGGCTCCTCCATCCACCCCCAACCATTCTGCGAAGCTGTCTTCTGATTTGCTCTCTTCATACTGCTTATATACCTCCTCATCAATTAAGGCCATTGCTTTTGGTGTAGCTCGCACTGCCAGAATAACCGTCGTTACCAGACCTGTAACTGCTACACCTGTTAGGATAGTTGGACTGTTTTGAGAAATAACCCCACCGAGATCTTTGATAGCCTTAATCATGTGCCTCCCCCTTTCACTGCGCAATTGTAGCAATATAACTTTTTAGTTTTATCATTGGCTACAACCGTGGTCTCCTGCTTGCATACAGGACATTTACGTGGATAATCTTCTGTGTCGGAGCGGGTATAGTTCTCAGCAACCTCCGGGATAATCTTATTAGCCTTATAAATCTCAATCATATCGCCAATACCAATACCAAGCTCCTCAAATACTTTCAGTGTATGCAGGTTAGCCTGCTTGACAGTAGTACCTTCGAGTTGGATAGGCTCAAATAAGACTACTGGTGTAATAAGACCCGTTTGACTAACGCTCCATTTCATACCAGTTACGTTCGTCATAGCTGAGACATCTGGCCATTTGAAAGCCATACTATCCCTAGGGAATTTCATAGTACTGCCTAGTGAGTTGCTATGTACTAAGTCATTAAGTGCCAGAACAAGCCCATCTACAGGGAATTCGAAGTTCTCGATCATACCCGTCATAGTCTCAATTTGGTGCTTGAGAATATAGTTGACCACCTTAATATGTGGTACAACCCGAAAACCAAGTTTCTCTAAATACTCAAATTGCTCGGATCGAGTAGTTAGATTACGCCCTCTCCCAGCAACAAATATGATTGAATGTGCTACAAAAGTCATGTATCTAAGCAGTGAGCTTGTGGTTCGAGTGCTATTAATAAGTCCTGCCGCTAGATTACGTGGATTTTTATAACCTTCACCTTCTTTAGTAGCTTTGAGATCGGCGAAATCGTCTAAGGATATACAACCTTCACCCCGGACAATAAGAGTGCTTTTACTATCTATAGTCTTAGGCACATCACGCATAAGCATAACATTTTTCGTAATATCCTTACCATAAAACCCATCGCCTCTGCTAACTGCTCGTTCGAGATGCCCGTTCTGATAATATAAGACAATACTTATACCATCGAGTTTCCAAGATAAGATTCCCTCTTCCTGCCCTAAGAAATGTAGAAGTTCATCAACACTTTTAGTGTCTCTTAAAGAAAGGATCGGAGCATAATGCTTAATCTTATCGTCCGTCTCCTCTTAACCTACTTTAACTGTTGGTGAGTCAGCTAGTTTATAGCCTGCCTCAGCCTCAAGAGCTTTTAACTCTGTCAAATATCGATCATACTGAGCATCTGACATCGGTGACTCATCAACTCCAGAATAATAATCCCTACATGCTTCATTCAGAATTGTTATTAACTTCTGCATTCTCGATTCGATTGGCATTTGGCTGCTCCTTTCTAACTTCATTTAGCATTTCAAAATATACTTTTGATGGGGATTTTATACCAAGCTCCTCAAATAGCTTTTCCTTTTCTGTCTCGGTGATCATAAATACTCCTTTCAAAAATATAAAAGAAGAGCCCGCGGATTCGAACCGAATTCTCTCACACAGTTGTGAGTGTTTTACCTTTTTAAACTAGCATACCCTTCTATTAGAGCCATTGTTTTTTAAGCGACTGAAAAAGAAAGGAAGATTACTCTTCCTCAATGGTCTGTACTACATTGTAATACTCGCCATTAATTTTGACTATCTTTCCTTCTTTTATGCCCTTTTTCATTTCTTTGTGGAACTTCATAGTGTTTCTTCCTTGCTCAACACAACTACCTACCAATGATACTCCTATGAGTGTTCCCCTTATTACTATGGGAACTACTATAATGAGTCCAATGATACCTAATGCGCTGACGATCAAATCTTCATTCTTCATGGTGATTTCCTCCTAAAATTGCCTTTTGGCTTCTATTAGAGGCATTGTTTTTCCTGCGACTTCAACAACCCACCAAGTGCTGCATACATTTCTAATCTAGCACCAGGATTATCCATCAGATGACAATCATCAATAACACTAGTTTCAGCATGTTTACCCTTCAATTTAGCATCAAATATAGAGCACACATCATGACATCTTTGTGAGATACCACAATATTGACACATAGTGTTTGATGTCAATGCGCTGCAGCGTTTGAAGAGGTAATATGCTTCTTCATTCTGCTGGTAAATTTTCCTTTGCTGCCGTTCGATCTTTTTTTCTAACTCTTCAATCTGCCCCTTCTGAGTAATTACTGTTTGCTGAGCATCACTATCAAGTTGCTTTTTGAAATCTTCGAGACTCAATCCTTTAGACATTTGTATTAACCGTCCTTTCTAAAATATGGATAACTGTTTTACACTGTTCTTTGGTCAAAGCTCCAACAACTATAACTTTAGAATCAACCTCACAAATTAATAGGTTGCGATCCTTCATTAGGAGGCGTCCTTTTTTGATACACGATTGACAAATATAATGTCCAAGATTTGGATCATATAAACCACAGGATATACACCGATCAACCATCCTCTTCTACCTCCTCCGGATACACAGGCTCAACATCACCAAACTGCTCCATATAGAAAGCGCCCATATGAAGTTTAAAATTGACAGCATGCGTAATATCTGCTGTGTGATTGCAGTGATGCGTACAGTTCTTACACTTCTTACGGTCACAAATATAAAGGACATCTTGATTGTTTCCACAATCGCAGCGTTCACCTGGATCTAAGTTAGCACCACATTTTTCACAGGTCTGATAATATTGAGATTTAGACATCATTCTTCCTCCACATCTAGTAATGAATATAACTCTTCAGCATCTTCGCCATAAAGACTTCTTACAAAATTAAAGTTGTATTTGTTTTGAATATGTATAGATGCACAGGGTCGATCGCCATTTGATGATCCGGGGTCAAAAGTAATATACAAAGAAATACCTTTAGCTACCATCTTCTGTTTAGGCCTACCTAATAGCTCGCAATCACAGATAGTGGTTACTTCATCATATTCTCTACCGCATATCGAACAAATATAAACATGTCTAGGCATCTTCTCCTACTCTCTCCCAGTTGATTGCTGGGGTCTTGTAATATGCACCATCAATCGTACGTACATCTAAATAAGCTCTATCCTTATGCATATAGATAGCTATGATCTTACCAGAGACTCCAGAATACTTGTTAACTACTAAATCGCAATCACAAAAGTTGTCACAAATATTTGACATTGTTATTTTGTCTTACCCTTTCTTGTCATCAGAAAACATCGCCTACATCGCTCGGCTAATATGAGATCCCATGGATGCCGACCAGTTTGAGACATCATCCAAATGCCGTCACACTTCTTCTTAGGTAAACCGCATCCAGTCTTCTGTTTTAGCATATCAGCCGCCCTCAAGCATTGATGGCATAGATTGGTTTGAGGCCCTCATATTCTCCTCATACTGTATCTTAGCCTTAAGTACGAGGGCGCCATTAGCAATGATAGATGATGCCACATTCGTAATGGCTCTTGATCGACTGATTTCTTTCTCGAGCTCCTCATTGCTTAGATCCTCATTGTCAAGTCGCTCAAGGCTAGAAAAGAGATAGTTATTGAGATCGCCTAAGGTGTTTTTCATGTTTGATTTCTCCTATTTTGTTTAGAATATCTGCTATAATAATTCCAGACCTAGTCAAATCAGCATCACATTGTATTAGATGGTTCTTATTAAGTTGGGCCAATTGTCTACGAGTAACCAATATGAGATTAGTGAGATCGAAGTTTTGCTTGTTACGGTCTCCGAATATGACGATGCTACCAGTAGGAATCTTACCATTAGTTTCCTCCCAGACTACTCGTGACTTCTCTCTCCATACCCTTGGTTGAGCAATCTTAACCCAAATATAACCATCTGAGTCTGTTCGTTCGGACCCTATAGGCTTCTGTGTAGCCGAGGTATGGCCTGCAGAATAACTTGTGCAATTGGCTCGGCTTTTAGGATTTTTTACGCTCTTCCACAGGTCATTACCGGGTTTCAATTTAGGATCAATTCCGCTTTTTAGTTTATAGTATTTCTTGAAAGCCTTAATAGTCTCCCATTGCAAATTAGTTCCAAAGGTAGCGTTGAACATCTCGGTGAGTTTTTTATTGTGGAGACCTTCAACATGATCTTTAAGAAACTGTAATTGCTCAGAAGTTAGAATATGGCGAGACATCTTGTTTTTCCTACTTCCTCATTCTTTTAAGAGTTATAGTCATCTGTTGTAAAATATTTACTAAAAAATTATCCGGATCATCAGAATCAATTAGATCACTCATAAAAACTACTTGTCTGTGATGATTTATTGGCCTAGTATTCATATCAGAAATATCAATGGCAATACTTGGAGTAAATAAGTCATTTAATGTGTCTTCCCACACTCGGATCTCAAATCCCTGTTCAAGAATCTCTAATATTTTTAATGTAGTAGAAAGTGGTCTTGAGCTACTCATTTTTTACCACCCCAAGGAAAATCCTCATCTTGTTTCCCAATGATCGGATACTTATAGAAGAACAATAACAAACTAATAGGTGTAAGAAATATAAGAATCGTAATGTCGTGATCAATGAGAACGGCCATACCACTAAATATAAGCATTAAAACTGCGACCAATTTGTTCTTCAAGGTGGATTGTTTGATTGGTTGATTTTTTTTCATAGTGATTTTCTCCTTTTTATTCTGAAATATCAATAATAATCAAAGTAGGACAAAAAATCGAATCAACACACAAATTTCCTTTAACTGGTAAAAGTGTAAGATATCCACGACCGCTTTCTATTTGACTGTTTGAGCCCTTTATTTCTGTTGTATTTGTAACATAGACATTTGAGATATCTTCTCCATTTTGGAGTTTGGTAAGAAGTTCATGCCCTGTCAAAAGTTTCATAGTGATTTCTCCTTTTATTTATGATTCTCAACTAAATATAAATCTATTCGTGGAACCCATTTCTCAGTTACACCATAACCAAAATCAGCATGTGGATTGGCCAACCTAACTTTGACTGGTAGAAGCCCATTAGTCTCTGAGGCCTCAATAATTATACATCTTTTCTTGTGATGAAGCCCTGGCTCGGCTAATAGGACAGTGTCTCCAACTTTGAGATTACGCATGTCGAAGTCAATCATTGGTGATTTTCTCCTTTTATTTAAAGTGCTGAAAGTATACAATAACTAATCCTGATGCCACAAGTTATGATGATGCTTATACATATCACATAAATATAGAATTCAAATCTGCTCACGTTGTATCCTCCTTTGGCTCTTCAATTAGTGCCCTAAGCAAGAGCAAATAGTTAATATGATCGGTGAGTTTTTCATTCCAGAGATCAATTGGAAAATTCCATGCATCGCCTCGGCACATGTCATAGACACTGACTGTGTGTTTAGCCATCATACCTGCAAGGGCTTGAACTGGAGTGCATCCCTGGACTGCTGCAGCAACTTTGAAATTGTGCAGTCGATCTTCGGTAGCATATTCCTTCGCCTTATTGCAAAGGACATCCGTGCTTCTGATCAGTTGCTGGGAAACGATGTAGTTGAATTTGTCTGTTTTCATACTTAATCCTCCTTTTTATTTATCAAACATTTCTTTTGATAGGATATTGACCTGTTCAATAATTTGTTCTGGGGTCTTATCGGTATATATTGGAATGGTTGATAACATGGATAATGTGGCCATCAATAGACGACCTTCACTACTCGTGAGGTCAATATCATTTGGGCCGACTATTTGTTTACCGGCTTTACGTTTATCCTGACGCTCTTTTCTAAGAACTTCTTTGCCTTCTCTCCACATATTCATAACAACTATATAGCGTTTATTCCCAATACCTTTGGTTCTTTTAAAAATATTTGGATCGGTATGCCATAATACGTCAGCTGTATGAATATTAAGACTATGAAGTATCTTCATAATAGATTCGGTGGAAATATTTTTTTCAGTGTTATGTTTTATACATAACTCATACAATTCATCAGAAATAGAGAAATCATGCGCATTGCTTAAATCAATTCCACAAACAGTATATGGTGGAAGATTTTCTAACATTAAACTACCTCCTGCATTAAGATAGTAATACTATTCTTTGAGTTCTTGAATATGAATTTACTGATCTTTTCTTTGCTTACAACTGAACAAATATCCCCATATGCATTCACAGTCCCATTTTTATAACCAACCTTATAAATAACATATCCAATACAAATGAGTCCAACCACTGTTACAATTTGTTTTTTAGTTGGTTTAATCATACTTAATTCTCCTCTTTCTGTTTAAGTGTTATAGTAACATGCTCGGCTTGGATATGAGCTTTGATTTTTGTTTCAGGGACTTCAACGTCGGTGACAAACTTTTCGATATCAAATATGATACCGCGTTTTAAGATCCAATTGAGAGCCAGTTCAGATAGTTTAATCATAGTGATTGCTCCTTTTTATTTGGTTTTCTTCCAGCCGAATGCAACCCATCTTCCATTAGAGTTAATACTAAATTAGTTAGTTCTTCCTTTGTTAGTTTACTACATAGGTGTCGGATCGAAGCATCCAATACTGGTGGTAGCATAGTGATTTTCTCCTTTGTTTTTTAGGATTTTCTTACCCGGGAAAATTTTGGATTTACTTTCTTGTTGCTCCACAATTCTGACAATACTTAGTCGAGCAGATCCAGCCACATGTCGGACATCTTGGTGTAGTGTACGTACGAACCATTCTAGTACCCCCCCCCCTTTTTCAAAAATATAAAAGAAAAAGTATTAGATTCGAACTAATGCCTCACAATTATTGCTGTGCGCTCTACCGACTGAGCTAACTTTTTCTTCATTATAGCCATTGTTATTTACGCGAGGTTACGAAGTCAAATATACGTACGAGCAATTTTGTTAATGTCCGATAGAGCCAATCATCAAATATCTCATAATAGTCAACACAATAATTTAAGAATTTACTCACTTGCTGTCCTTTCGTAAAAAGAAGAAGACCTTGTTAGGCCTTCCCTTGATGAACTTCTAAATGTTCTTGAATGAATTCTTTGAATATCTCACTATCACTTTCTAATTCGTCTACTCGCTTGCGCAGTTCCTTTTTGTCTCGTGTAATATCTACTAAGATATTCACAAGCTGCTGAGTTACCGTGCATGCTCCGATGATGACTAGAATTTTTGTTACTGTCGTATTCATTTTCTTTCCTCCTAAATTTTTATTAGTTTCATTATAGCCATTGTTTTTTAAGCGAGAAAAAGAGAAAGCCTAAGCTCTCTCAGACTCCTCAAATATAACTTTATACATTTGGTGTTAGCAATATACATTGATAGGCATTTGGATCTGCCCCTTCTCTGAATATTGCATACATCGATGAATTCGTTGCATTTAGATCTAAGATTTCTTTGACTTGCTCTAAGTTGATAAACTTCGGTTCATCTGATGGTTTCCAATGAATCAAACATTCCCCTGTCAAATCTATTGCTTTTTTACTCATCTTCTGTGTAATGATTGTGGCGACAATTACGCCTCCAATAATACAACCTGCGATTACGAGTTCTCTCTTGTGATTTGTCCAGAGTTCTTTAACTTTGTTCATATTAATTCTCCCTTCAAGATAACCTTTCGGTTTCATTATAACCCTTGTTTTTTAAGCGAGAAAAGAAGAGAAGACTATTAATCTTCCCTGTTAACGATCTTATTGATCGATGGCATTGCATTTGCTACCGTCGAAATCGCTGTTACAACACTTATAACTGCTACTGTCACCACTCCAGTTTTTAATCCTTTCTTGAAGTTACCTGCGTACTTCAATCCCTGGACTAATCCTAAAGCTGTTCCAAATCCTAGCGTTTCTATGCTGAACATTGATTTCGTAGCTGCTAATGCAAATACTTTACCAATCAACTTGACTCGTTTCAAGTTCTTTCTAATTTTCTTCTTATTCTTTTCTGATTTTAAACTCTTCTCATAATCATCCATTTTCCATGTCGCGTTTTTCATGTTAACGATCATTTTAAATATCCTCCTATAATTTTGGTTTAATTCTATTATAGAGGTTGTTTTTCTTGCGACTCATAAAAAGAAAGCCGAAGCTTTCTTTACTGTTATCAAACTACTTTCGTCTTAATAAAGATACCTTTTAAAATATAGTTCTATTAGAGCCGTTGTTTTTTAAGCGAGAAAAAAGAAGAAGCCATGTTTTTAATACGACTTCTCTCTTTTACAAAGGGGAAAGGACATGTTTTTACACACGCCCCTTAAGTACAAAACCCAACGCCTTCGATGTTATAATTCTGGTTTCTTCTCCATAAATTATCAATATGATCCCAACCAATCCGAATATCCCTGTAGCTATTGTGTCTAGTTTTACTGTACCTTCTCGGCCTTTTGATTTAGCCGAATACAATGTCTCTAGATTTTTCGCTATAGTAATATACTCGTTCGATTTTGGATCAACTGACTTCATTATTTCCTGTAATCTACAGATTTCCTCATCGAGTCCATGTTTCTTGTTCTCTTTAAAAATGTTCATAATTTTTTGTCCTTACCCTTTCTTTTTATTCTATTATAGGGTAAGTTATTTCTGCGAGAGGATAGCGTTCGGATCAACTGTCAATTTGACAACACTCTTCGAGGCAAGTCCCTCAAGTGGCGTATCTAGGCTAAGCAAATATGCATCGACCGGACCGGTGGTATCAATCTTAAGAACCCCGTCCGAGCCAACCTCAGGAAGGCCCGCAAGACTAGTAAGGATTGAACAGATGCTCGCAGTGAGAGCTACTGAGACAATATACTTCCAGTTAATAGCATCAATAGCTACACCGATAGTAATCATACTGAGAATAACTTGTGCCATTGTTTTAATAGCACGAACCAATGCTGCGCCTGCCCAGGTGATGGTGATTTTAGACATAATCTTTCTCCTTTATTCTTGTGGTGTATTTTCCAGAGTGTTTGCTTTGTTATATGATGCGGTACTAAGACCCAGAATAACGCCTAGAAACGCATCAATAGCAGTAATTGTACCTACAATTTGCTCGCCATAGGGAAGGCCCCAGATAGTGGCCAGTGCAAAATATAAAGTACCAGCAGCTGGCAAAACGTATTGTGCATACCACTTAATAGTATCGTATGTCATGTTTTTCAATATCATTTACTAACGTCCCTTCTGTACTCCTTGCAAATCTGTAATTTGTTTACTTCTTGCATAATTCTTGTTACTGACCCATTACCACCCATCTTTTGATAGGGGATATATAGGTAATCATTTAAGTTCTCATACTCATCTCTAGTAATCCAACCGCGTTCAATATAAGACATACCAAGATACATTATCCTATCATGTCCAAGACCAAGTAGCATAGCATGGGTGGCCCCACTGCAATCCGCTCTTTTCTGAAAATATGCCCAAAATCCTGTCGAAGCAACTACTGATCCGACTATTGTTAAAGTTAAATGTACCCATTGATCCACGTTATGATTCCTCCTGGTGTCTTAAGCTCCTATCAAATATAAACGGTTAGGCGAGTTGTATTGCAATACTAAGACCGCATATTGCGATTAAGACTAGGCATACAATAATAGCATAAAATTCAAATGTTGACATAAGTTCTCCTATTTACCCTAAGGCTCGTATACTGAAAGATCCTTTGAGAATTTTCCAAGTATTAGTTGACGAGTTTGAGCACAATGCATAGAGTTCAAAATAAGTACCAACAGTCACTAGAATATCCTCAGATAAGCATGCTGACCACATTCCTAGTGTATCTGAATTATGTGAATGTTTGGCTTCTCTATACAATACTCCATCCTTATATAGTTGTAAGGACTCGACTGTCTGGTATCCAGAATCATCCTGAATATCTGCTTGACATGTAATATTTACATAGTCAACCTCTGCAGGAACCACAAATCGAAGATTAACGGCATCCCACCATGAGGTAACGTCATACTCAGATGAGTCAAATGTTAATTTAGTACTTACATTATTAACAAGGCCCGTTTGTGATGTGGTTTTTAGCTTTTTAGCACCACTAAATATAGGCACACTCCCTGCTACATCTGTAATCCTGTCATTTAAACTTGGTTTTCCACCACGAGCGGTTGTAATCTCAGATATAAAAGAGGAGATCTGTGACGTGGCCTCTTTAATTTTAGTTATGACATAAGCGATGTCAGCTGAGCCAGTATACATAACTCTCCTCCTTTATACCCTTAAGAATATAGTCTGGTAGCATTACCACCAGTAGATTGGCCAGTAATCTTATTAATATAATCACTGACTCTTGTTTTGTTAGCCGTACTGCCTGAGTCAACGGTAAAGTCAGTTGTAAAACCGCTCTTACCAAAACTGTGTCTTACAGTGGTTATCATACCAAGCATCCTAGTATTCCTACCAATGATCTTAGCATTATCTCCAGGCTGTAAATATGGTCGGAATGGTCCAGTGAAGTTCTCTGTCACACCGACATTACTAAGTAGTGCTGCTATTGTTTCGGCATAGACAATGGCATCATCTGAACTAGACTCTTTAGCAATCGATACATGAAGTGTTTTCTTTCTACCCAAGACAAATTTGAATGTGACGTCTCGATAGACTGCTATTGTATAATCATCGTCATGCACGCAGACACGAGAATATACATCCTGATCATCGCGAGTGACGCCACGACTGAATATATCATTGTCTCGTTCGAATTCGTACGTAGAAGCTACAGGGAAATATGGATCGGTCTTCTCGCCAAAGCAGATCTCCCCAGACATACTCTCACGTATTTGCCAGTTTAGAGCTGTATTAATAAGCTCTTTGAAGCCATCCATGATGTTCATGTCACTAGGGAATTTCATACCACGTTCGAGAGATGTTGAGCCAACCCAATAATTGACAACTGATGCCTTATCCAGAATATCAAGTGCTAGGGTTCTAAGATTTTGTAAGGGGTAATTGTTATCAGTGTCGAAAGTCTGGTCTCTTAGGAGTTTGCCCATGTAGTTACGACCCTCAATAGATGTTGTAGAGTCTCCTACAGTCATGTCATTTGTATCGACGAAGTATCGACCCATCGGATATCGTGCACTGTCACCAGCTCGGAAGAGAAGTAGTAATGCCGTACCTGGTGGTATAGCTGACTGCTCCTCATGTGAGAGAATATAACTTGGATTCTCGAATGAGATTGATACTCGTGCGATCGGATCGTCATAACCAAACTCGACCGACCCATCTATAAGGTAATTACTAATATCTCTACGGATATACCATACAGCAAAGCGGTGTCTAAGGGTATGAGTAACTCCTTGCTGGTATGGCACAACTTCTCCAGGCTCAGCATTGTTCTTCCAGCATACAAATATAGCATTAGCTATGTGCTTAGCTTTTAGATATTCCACATCCACATCATTACAAATCTTAATAGCCGGATCAAATACTCGTTCTGTCCAGACACCGAGATCGGTAGGAGTACCTCTGGCAAAGATACTCCCATCTGTCCCAACATAAATAGCTTGAAAAATATTATCAGGTAGATGTACTCCCATTGGGTTACTGCCAGCCCCAATAGTCTGTACAGGCTCAAAGGTTAATATCATAGAATATAACCTCCGTTAAGTTACTTCTCCAAAGGTAATTTCGACATAAAGATCTATAACACGCTGTAATGTTTTATGTATACCATCGGCCGTATAGTCAGCAGTAATAACTGCTCCATTGGCAGGTGCTGTGGAAAATGTGATTTGAGGTACTGTTTTATTTACATAAAGGGTTGTCATATAATAGAAAGCTATCCAATCTAAGTTCGCTGTACTATATAAAAAATGACCATTACCAGCAGGCACACCATCGGCTACTCCAGTATTATATATTGTCCATGTTGAATCAATATATGTTCCTAAGTAAACTGGTTCACCCGCGCCATCGTCTATAGAAACAAATTTTGAACCATCTTGGTTTATTGCAACATAAAAACTCTGAATACCAACCATGGTTACAGAGGTTGGTGTACCATCAACGTATGCAGTCAATCCAATGCCTTTAATCGAGTTTGATGGAAGATTGAATTTTGTTGTTATACCGTCACCAGTTCCGACTGGAACCCCAGTTAGATTTAGTCCTGCATAAAAGCCAGTATTAGTTAGATCACCGCTAATAATACCACGTGGATATGCACTGTTATCAGAATCTGGTGCTCCCAAACAAACTTCAGTCATGACTAGGGAACCATCATTAGCATCTGACACACCGAGTCTTAGTGTATTTGTATACATTTTTTTATTCGGAACATCTGCTGTCCATGTTACTGCGGCCGATTTGAAGTTTGGCGTTCCAATAAGCCCTCGTGAATTTTTACCGATTAAATTTGATTCCGGTGACTGTGCAGTGAAGAAGTAGTGAGTACCAATAGATGAACCGGTAAGATAGTCTAATAATGGATTTCCATGAGTTAATCCACACATCTTTACTCCAGCACTGCTTACAACACTAAATGTTATGTAAACTGTTGCATAGATTGTTACAACATCAAGTGCTGTTTTAGTCAGAGTAATAGGGTTTCCATTCATATCCTTAATCAGAGCATGAGTAACAAGGTATGTGCTCGTTGCGCCATAAGCGATACCTACTTCTGATAGAGCAGAACCAACATACTCTTCTGGGTTTAGGACAATTTTTTGCCGCCACCAAGATGTTGGAAAATCTTTACTTACTGCATCAGTACTTACAGATTTAGTCCCAAGATGGGAAAATAGAGAGGAGTTTCTTAATAACAGTAACCGAAGGTTTTTGTCTATTTGTTTTTCACAACGAAAAAAGACAGTTTCATAAGGTGACCGTGTTTGGCTACACTGACATACGAATTCCGTGAGGTTTTAGGTGAAAGGGGCTGTCACGATGATTCCAGGAATGCTAGCTATTCTTGAAAAGCTCATCAACATTGGCCTCGACTGGTTCATCAAAAGTCGCGACAAGAAGGATGCACTTCAAAAGCAATGGATGAAAGCGTTTCGCCAGACAACCGAAGATTCTGACACGTCGGCAAGTTTACACTCACAGTATGAAAAAATGAAAGGTGAAGTATGGGAGCAGTCTCAGAAAAAAGAGGAATCGAATCCCTCGAACTCGGAATCAAAGCCTTCCTGACTTTGGGTGTTATTTGCGCTGAGGAATTTAAGGACGGCTTTCAAATTTCCGACTTGCTACACATCTTTCAGAAAATTCAAGATCATCCTGAAATCGTCGAGGCGTTTCGACATTTGAAAGAAATCCCTGGCGATGCCTCCGACTTAGATTCTGAGGAAATGGTCAAGTTGGCTAGCTTGATGTTGCTTTTCGTGCCGAAATTTATAACGGCACTTAAGCGTTGACACAATCTTGGGATCGCTACATCTTCTCTTTTTTGTCAGATTTTAATGGCAAATTCACAACAAACCAACAAGTCATCATGTCATTATTAAGAATAGATGTTAATTCAAATGATTCGTAGAATGTTATGAATAGAATCAGTTTCAACGCCGACAGATGAATGACATTTAGATTTTCAGATCGTAAGTGGATGAGGGAACCAAACACGGTTGAAATCAAGAGAAAAGTTGATACTAAATGAAGTATATCCTTTGGATGTAGAGTTGGAAATTCATTCTTGCTTTTAAACCACCAAGATAAACATAACGCTAGAAAACATAATCCAATATCAACTGCAATATTTTTGGTTCCTTTTGAATTCAATTGGTTGGATCTCCTATCGAATTTGACGGTAGTTACGTAAGGTAAGAGTTGGCGAATACAGATGCATTTTAGATATAGTATCATCCATGCTGAAAGTTGGCTTTTTTCTAAGCTCTTCCTCTTCCTTCTCTCGCTCACGCAACTCTAGCTCACGTCGCTCCGCCACCTTTTTTCCTTCAGCTCTGGCTCTGTCCGATTCTTTGTCAGACTTGAAAAGTGGGCCATTGCGCAACTCGTTTTTAATAACTTGAATACCAGCTTGTTTAATACACCCTCTTGGGCCTGACGATACCCAACCCTCTGCGCATCCTTCAGCAGCTACCCTCGCATTTCTACGAGCGAATTCAAGGGCATCCTTGGCCATTTGTTCGTGAGCTTGAATCCATAGCATATCGTGATAGTCATCAGCATCGGGTTCGTATCCTGGCGCTTGTGAATTTACGACGCTACAGATCATCATTAATACCAAATAACTTTCGAAAAACATAAAAACTCCCTTGGGTGTGTGAACCTGTGATGAGTTAGTAAGAGCCCCACCACAAAGCCTTTTCAGGCCTTAAGTCCACGTGAACGAAACGACGATATATACCTACGCCGTTGAATAGTTCAAGAGATTTCGATACAAATATATTTTTCGTAAAAGTATCAAAAGCTTCTGTGCTTATATCAGCAGCAAGTCCTTTTGTATGGTAAGATTTCGGTGACGAATGGGGAAGCGAATCGTTGTATGCCTGACAGCGATAACCGCTATTGATATGAAACGGCTTGTCCACGGAGCTTCTAAGCGATTGCAAAGTTGACATGAAGATATATTCAACTCCGTCTCGAATACAGGTTGGATTTTCGCATTTGCACGAAAATTCATTCGGTTCGAAATCAGGATACATTTTTTCGAAAACTTCGTTTATGTCGAGCATGGAATCACCTTTTGAAAAAACCCACAAGCCTACTTAGCACTTGATAAATTCTCTACAATTTTCATCATAAAAGTCTTCAAAGATGTCGCGTATCGCTTACGAAATACAAACTTAGTCTCAATGAAAGGGCGACCTTTATCTATAGGAGATTCAAGGTAATCTACCATCTCTGCAAGAGTATTCCCTGCATGTGAACGTGCTTCAACATCTAATTCTTGAGTAGTAAGAGGTGTATAGAAAATACCTTTCTCGCCAGTAGCCGCCATTGGGCCTGCCAGACCTTCTGTAGCAGCAAGTCTTCTGCTAAAAGTTGTTTCTTTTTGTGTGACTGTTGTTTCAGGCCCAGCAGCCCCCATACTACGGGATGGGAATACTGTCTTGATTTTTCTAGGTGTTCCCATCGGACGAACATTTTGTAGCTTGTTCGGGCCGCGTTGTGCAGAGACAGGAATAGCATACATTCCGGGAGCTGGTGTAGTGGAATGCCTGACAGGTATAGCTTCGTCTTGCCCATTCTCTGTAGTAGGCACGATTACAGGCTCCCCTTTAGCGTTCAATGTAAGATGCGCTTGACCGCTTCCTACTATAGCCATAGCTGCTTTAGCATCAGTTTCTGAAACGTAGATGACAGTATCATGTGCTAGTCTAGGTTCACCTGTAGCAGGGTCTATAACTACAGTATTACCTTCTTCATCTATTGCAGCAGTTGAGCCGTCTTCTGTTTCATATACAGGCTGTAGACCCTCTGTGCTTTCTTTCTTAAGAGTACTATCTACAGCAGGCAAATCTGCAACGTCTTCGTCTTCCTCGCCCTCTATATCTTCTTTAATATTTTGTTGGTCTTCCACTCTTTGTACAGTTTGTGGGGTAATAGGAACGCCGAATTCATTCAGCTCTGTTTCTCTGTCTGTATTTTTATCAAGACCTTCCAGCTTCCGCAGGTGTTACAGTTTTCACAGATACAGCAAGATTCAATAAACAAAT